CTTGAACCTGTCACCATGTAAGGCATTTCATCAGTAAAGACGATAATCGAATCACCGGTAATAGCAAGGCCGGTGATTTGTCCGGGGAAGGCTAATTGATTGAGTGGATTAAAGGCATGAGGCAAGTAGGTTTCAGAGGCGCACAAAGCATTGCCTGAATACCCTACCATGAAGCCATTAGGTGACATTTTAATACCGACCATATCTACAGGCGGTGGGAACCAATCTGTAGAGGGGATGATTTCTCCTAACGACACATCTAATAAGGCATCTGATATAGTGATAGTGGCTATAGGATAGTCGCCTACATGCTCATAATTACTGGTGGTAGTGCCTAGAGCGGTTCTATAGACCCTACGAAAGGCATTGCTACCTAAGTTATAAGAGCTTAGTGATTCGGTTTCAAAGGTTAGAACAACAGTATTGCCGTCAATCGTGTTAATAGGCGAACTAGCGGGGGAGGGAGGCCCTTCTTCACCCAGTGGCGATACATAGGTATAAATGTAATAGCGTAACTTAGGCTCACCATCTAAACCTAAGGGTACTAGGGTCGCTGTAATCGTAACAGAGGCTAGTGTTCCCGTATTAGTCGCCACAAAGGCATGGGTAATATAAAAATTATCGGAATCAATAACGGTAGCAGTATAGGTTCCATTGTAACTGGTGGTGCCTGTTATTACTTTTTGTGCGGTAGAGGTAATGCCATGAGCATACGCAGTTACTTTAACTTTACCTGCGACAGTACCGCTATAATCAGAAACGGCACTAATCGCCGACGACCATACATGGTTAAAGTAAAAACTATTAGCATTGACAACAGTAATTTCATAAGTACCGTTATAGCTAGGGTCTGCTGCACAGGAGATGGTAATAAAGGACTTACTCACCAAGCCGTGACCTATGGAGTTTGCCAGTGTCGTTCCTGCTGCAACTGAGCTGTTATCACTGAAGGATGATATGTTGGTGGCAATACCCATCCAGCCACTTTCTTTCTCTAAACTACTAAAGACATAGCCTGTGCCTGTACCTCTGAAAGCCGAGGTAAAGTAAAAAGAATTAGCATCAATAACCACAGCGACATAAGTGCCATTGTAATTAGCCCCTGATAGGGTAATCTCATGCGTACCGGTAACACTATGAGCTGTGACAGTGGCTTTTACAGTCCCCTTTATCGTGGCGCCATAATCAGAGAATGATGAAACAGTCTTAGCTGCACTAGCAATGTAAAAAGAATCAGAGTCAATCACTGTGCCTGTATAGTTTCCACTATAAGCCATTGATCCTGATATAGTGATTGTCCCAGTACCTGACATACCATGCGACCTTGATACTATCTTAATCGCATTAGCAATGGTCGCTGTGTAATCTGTAAATGTGGATAAGGCTTTTTTAGCGGATGTTGACATCCCTAATATCGGCGCATTAGTCGGTGCAGGTATGCCTAAGTTAAAGCCCCCTAATACAGGAAGTGCATGTGGCGTATAGGAGTATTTAGGTAATCCTGTGCCAGTATAGTAAACACGTCCCCAGACATCATTGGCGATAGGGCTACGCAGTGCGTCAACCCCAGCGGTTGTCCAGTAGTACCAATTGTTTTGATAGCGAAATAGACTGCGAGCAGTATTAGGAATAGTCGCGGCAACGGTGGTTCCTTTGAGTGGCTGTAATGAACCTCTATCGACACGACAGTTATTCGCAGTCACACCCATGTTCCCTACCAATAAGGGTGGATTCACTTTAGGGGCGATACCTGAGAACTGATCTATTTTGATACTCATGATTTCTTAGTCGCATTTTCTGAGCTAATTTTAGCGGCAATAGCGGTCGTAAATAACTGGTAATGCTCTTGCGCTCTGGCTAATTGAGCTGAGTTATCATAATCCTTACTAAAAGCTCTATAGAGTACGTAATCTAATAAGGCTGACTGATAGAAGTCTGAGATCGTTATCTTAGTGCCAGCGTTAGCATTGGCGATAATAACCGGTATTGCTGAGTAGACGCACTCGACATAACGAGGCGTAACAGGTTGTGGCGGATACACGTAGAAAACCAGAGGGTCACTCGGCGTATAAACAAAATGCTTAACAACAGGACTGGGTAGTGTCGATGTCCAGCCAGGTATTCTTTTCAGCATGATGTCTTTAGGCACATGATTGATTAACGTGCCTATGGTTGTCCCTAGCGCACCTAGATTGAACGGGATATCAAACAATAAAATACCGTCAGCCGGTAGTGCTTGCTTAACGCCTGCTACCAATTGAAGTGGACTATTTTTAACATTCGCCTGCGGTGCTGCGGTGGCAATGTCGCGTTGACCATCATTAAGCCAGCCTAGTAGCTCTGAGGTTAACCAGAAGGATTGTGAGACATCAGCCAATAATAACGAGGCCTTATCAATAATGGTTTTAGCATCGGTACTAGAAGCCATGAGTTATCCTAGTTTTGGGGTGAGTTAGCTTGCTGTTGTTTTTCGCCAGTATGTAAGTAGCCGGAGTTTTCAGCCTTTTCTATGGTGTATTTAATACTGATGGCTTGTGAGAACATCTTGTAATGGATTTGGCTACGATCTGATTGATTGCCGTATTCCGAGTCTTTGCCGAAGGCTCTGTATAAAACATAGTCTAATAAGGCATTAGCGTAAATGTCTTTGATAGTAATAACAGGTGTTCCAGTTGAGGCAATAATATCTGGTGTTTTAGAGTAGACGATTTCTATACTCGACATGCCGGTTAAAGGTTGTGGCGGATAGACGTAATAATCAATATTACTGTCAGCCGGATCATAAGCAATATGACTTACTATTGTGCTTGCAGTCGCGTTAGCCCAGCCGACGATAAAGGAGTTTAGAAAGTTACGGGTCACTTGTCTTATCACGCCGCCCGGTGTTGTGCCACCCACGCCCATGTTACGGACAAAGCTGTTCACATAAAGCGCGTCAGCCGGTATTGTTTGTTTAGTGCCTGAAACCAGTGCCACTGTAGAGGTTAAAGGATTCGCATTAGCGACTAAGCCACAGATAACGGATTGACCATCATTAAGCCAGGTCAGTAACTCTGAAGGCAACCAGCGTGTTTGAGACACATCGCCTAGAAAAACTGAGGCTTTATCGGTAATGGTCTTAGCAAGTGTGCTTGAAGCCATGATGATTCCTTAATTGAATGGGTTACGATATAAAGTGGATTGTTCTGAACTGGCTCTATTAACCGTGTCAAACAAAGCGTTACGTTTATGTCCAAAGGCTTTATCAAACTGACCTGAGTACATAAGGGCTTTATTCATATCGGTCATGCCATTGTTGTTAATAGAAAAGAACCTGAATAAGCACCAAGCACTGAGGTCGTCATGGTATTGACTAGGAATCTCTAAGATAGCCGTCGGTCTACGTGAGCCGTCTAGCTGTAAGGTGTAGGCTTTATCAGGCATGGGGTACAAAGTAATCTTTGTGTCATCCTGAAAATAATACTTAGGCGTACCGGTTTCGGTAATCCATTTATTGATATTAAAGTCCAGCTCGCGCCGAGTCGTCTTTATAAGCGGTTTGCTTTCGCCACTCAATCGAGCTGAATCAATAAAAATAGTCACGGGGTTAATCGCGTACACAGATACCCCAGAGGTCACGGCTATATCATAAGATGCGTCTAGTCGTAAGCATTGAGTGCGTTCAGCAGCTTCTACTTCAGCTTCACTAATAAAGCTAGTCAATACCGCGTCAGGAACAACATAAGGCTCTACATCGTCACCTGAGTAACGTCTGATTAGCGCCACCAGCGCACTCTGTTTCATTTAGATCGCCATCGCGCTGTAAGGATAAGCAGGGACTTCACGTTTCACAATAGTTTTAGTAATTTCGTCTTGGACATAAATGTCTTTAACCGCATGTTCTAATATTTCCACTAGAAAGGCCGGCACAATAACTTCCATGCCGCGTTTAATCAGCCATGTTTTACCATTGACTGAAACAGGCACATCAATAGAGCCGGTATCGCCTTCGGTTTTGTGGATCATGAGTTTTACTTTTTGCTCAGTAGTCACCGGCGCAGTTTTATCTGAGTCGCGGATTAACTGTTTAATCGAATCTATACTGAAGCGCGCATTAGCGTCAACTCCGAGTGATTTAGCGTGTTCTATCAATTCGTCTTTGTTATCTGATGTTTCAAAATCAAGCATGAGCTTTCCTTATTTAATTATTAATAAAAACTTCTATGGTGTCAGGCCAGTAAGATCCAGACCTTGGTTTATTACCGTTATGTATGGCTCGATGAGCGGATACAGTGACTGCAATTAAATTAGTGCGACTATTGTTGGCCTTGTTTAAATCAATATGATGCACTTGTATTTCTGGTCTTAAATAGGCTTTATCATAAATAGTGATCATAAAGTCATGATCAGGATCTTCTTGTCTCAGCCATTCTTCCATCACTAATCGATGTTCAAGAACGTAGTTAGAGCGTTTTTCACTAAAAGGATGGTTTTTTGTATTTTTATACAAATACCCGTCACTTTGTTTTGTGATGCCACCTATCCACATAGGATTTAAGTCACCAGCAACACGCTGAGACATTTCACTTCTCATAGCTGGTGATGCGTCCTTACAGTCCATTGAACAGAATCTTCGCCTACCAGCATGGCTTTGTGCTTCTTCAAATGCCTTGCCACAATGCTCACACACCAATGATACTTGGCGTTTAATGCTATTGCCCCTGACATCTCTTGCACAAGCATTTGAACAAGCCTTTGCACTCTCTCTACTTTTTGGAACTAAAAATTCAATGCCACAGGTGACACAATTCTTTTTAATCTTTTTTGCAGCATAACCACATTCTTTTGAACAGGTTGCTGTCGATTTACGGTAAGCCTTAACCTTGAATGACTTACCGCAAACAGAACAATCTTTTTCAATCAATGTTTGCTGTGATGCTCCACGACAGGCTAAAGAGCAATATTCTCTTTTTTCTGCTAATGAAGGTGTAACAGCAAACTCATGCTTACAAATCTTACATATCTTATAAACGGGCATAATATAATCTCTTTATCAACCAAATCTGAGTTCATATTATACCCTTAAAATATATAGAATGTAACAAAATAGCCTGATATCAAAGATTGGTAGCACCCACCTCACATCTTGCAATCCAATTTTCATTAAGAATTTTGGCAGCGAAGTAAGTTTTCCAGCCCACAAAGCCAACTTGTCCTAAAGGATCAGATTTAGAAGGTGTGCCAGGATTTAACACAGTCGGAGTGATTGAGTTAGAGCCTTTTAATGGCACTAAGCCATACGCTTCTTTAGCAATGAAGATCATTGGATAAACGTCGATGTTAGTCGCGTTATCAGCGATCATGCCAGTAGATGCAACCACTGCACCACCCGCTTGAAATGGCCCCATCAATGGAGTCAAGATAAAACGAACAGACTCAACAGAACCCAATTCTTCTGGGCATAATGGTTGACGTGAACCGTAAGACGCTACGGGCGTAAAGCCAGCAAGACCACGAATGTCAGCTTCAAGATCAGTATGACCGAAAGCAATATAACCACCCTCAATCGCTTTGGTTGCATAACCAGCAGAAGGCGATAACATAGTTGTTACAGGTTTGCCTCTGTTAGCACGTAAAGCACGAACAACCGCACGTACACGGTCAATAGTGATTTTGCTGTTTACAGATACACGAGTTGTGTGACCGATAGTGTCATAGAATACGTTAGTACCCGCTTTGATAGCGCCGTAAGTAATCATTTCAACCGTTTCAGCCGCTTGTTCACCCGCCATCATCGCAGCATCTTTCAATACTGGATCTTCAGCCAAGTCATCAACTTTATCAGTGATAGCAATAACAGCACCGTACTGAGCTAATTGAACGGTAACGTCCTCATAAGTCATTTGTTGTGTAGCGGGTGTTACGCCTTCAGTTAATGCAGTTGTTGAAATTGCGAAAGGCACAGGTCTACGAAACTTAACAGTGTCGGCTTTGTTTGAAGGTAGTGGTTTAGACTGACCGAATTTTGATAGCACCAAGATCGGTTCAGCATGTTCTAACATTTGAGTGGCAGCCCAAGCAGCGGTACGCTGACTAATGGTGCCGTAAGTAGTATTGGCCATGATAATAATTCCTAATATAAAAATAATTGAAAACAATTGGTTATGTGTTTTCCAAAATCCATACAAGGGGTTATTATTTGACCGGCCAATACGTCTTGGCGGGTTACAAAACCATCATACTATTTGGTGTTTCCTGTTAAGGAACGATAAGACTCTGCCTATCGCTTTGCTCTGTCTCACGACAGTGCCTTACTTCTTTTTGTTCGCGTAGTATTCCCACGCTGAACTAAAATCATCCGGTGCAGATGATGATTTACTTGCACCTTTGCTTTGAACTGCGACATTACCGGCTAATTTATTTTGCCGGCGTTGAGACAGGTCATTCGATTTAGTTTTAGTGCCTTGGAATGAGCCGATTAAGTATTGATAATCACGAGCATCATAACTACTAGACATTGATTGGATCGCTGTGGGTTGCTCAGTCAACCATTGTTTATAGTCGTTTCCAGAGATGATATTGCGCCAGTCTGGAATGTTGGAGTCGATAATATTAACTTGTGAATCGATATAGCGCTGTTCGTCTTGACGTTCATTTTGCTGCTGAATGGGGGCTAGACGTTGATCTAGGTCGCCATATTTGCGTTCAAAATAATCAATCATGGGCTTGACGATTTCAGGATAATCCTCCATCGCACTCGCTAGATCATCATCAAACTTATTAGGCTGCGGGCTTTCGCTATCAAGCTTCTTTTGCAGGGCGCTTACGCGGCCTACTTGAGACTTAAAGCTATGCTCAAAATCGTCCCGCTCTTTGCGCAGGACTGCCATTTCGTCACGTAGTGTTTGAGCATCGTCATCAAGTTCGTTGCTAACAACATCAGTGCTTAATGCGTAGTCACTGGAATCATCGTCAACAGACTCTTGTACGAGTTCATCAATTATCTTTGCATCATCTTCTGCAAAACTATTAAATAATTCTTCAAAATCTTCATCATCACGGCTGTCATCAGCGGTGTTATTATCTAGCATGCGTGTCTCCCGACAGGCTGGTTAATTAACTGTACTCGCTACTCGTAAGTAATGAGACAGGTTGTTTAGACGACAGCAACTTTACGTCAGTTAGTGCCGATACTATTCCTCGGTGATACATGGTTAGATTAAAATCCAGTGTGACGGATGACAGCTTGCGGCTTGATGCGGCCAGTTGTTCATCGATGAAACTTTCAATCTCTAACCAAGTATCTGATGTAATATCTATCATAAGTCTTGAATTATGTACGGGTTAATGTTACCACATATTGCATTTCTGCAATAGGGGCATATTTTTAGCGTTTCTTAGGTTTCCCGCGTGGTGGATCATTGGGTGCAACCATGTCTTGACTAACCATCTTATCTCTTAAGTCAGGTGCTAATTCTCTACTATCGTTGATACCAGCCCAAGGTGATTGACCATTCAATTTTCTAAACGCTGCATGACTTGCTGCTTTGTCATAAACCGAGCTAGGAAATTTCTCACCATCTTTTGCTGATAACACTGCTG